TCCAAGACTCGTTAAAAGTCGTTGCGAGTCTTACCCCACCCCCTCAGACCGATTTGTACTTGGCTGGGGGGTTTTTTTGTTTCATAGATTAAACAATGTATATTGCAGTGTGCATTTTGCATACCATTATTGATATGAATGGTATCGCAAACAAGCATTTCAAATCATAACTGATCGTCTATACAATGCCGCCTTAACTTACCAACAAGGGGGCAAACAGTGATAATTTACATGATAGTATTTGTAATTCTCTCGCTTGGCGCAGTCGCTGCCGACGATCTTAGCTAGTTTACATTTTCGTAAAAACCATGCACAATGCCGCTAGTTCACTGACATTAGGGGTGTCAAATGGATAGCTTAAACCTAACTAAATCACTTGAAGATTGCTTTGATTGGGAATTAAATGACGAGATAATCCGCTTCGATGCGATTATTGAATCGTTGATGACTACCGATGTCCAAAGGCATAAGATACGAGAAGAGCTTATTGATTGGCAGGATGGCGTTGCTAACATGGTCGATGAGCTTTCGGAGCTTGAGCCTTACGAAGGGTTTAAGGAGTTTGCAGCAATGGCAGAAGAGATATTCGGGACTGAGCAATGAGTGGTGGAAGACCTAAATGGATACCTGACGAGCAAACCTGCGAAAAAGCGCAGGAGATGGCTTCTAAGGGTCTAACGGTTATGCAGATAGCCCATTGCTTAGGTGTAAGCCATACGACCGTATACGAACGCCAGAACGAATTCCCTGAGTTTGCTGAGGCTATAAAAAAGGGAAGGAGTGAAGGTATCCATGATGTTGCCAATGCTCTTTATGAAAAGGCAATCGGTGGGGACACTACGTCAATTATCTTTTATCTCAAGAAAAGAGATCGAGAGTCTTGGGGTGATGAGTATATTGAACCAGTTAAAGAGATACCCCCAATCAATATAATCGTGGATGCCGATGCAATTAACAAAGCCGCAGTCTGAGATATTCTTATCTAAGGCTCGATTTGTTTCTGTCGTTGCTGGCAGGCGATTTGGCAAAACCTTTACAGCTACTGCTGCGCTGCTTAGGGCGGCTATATCTGGCCACAATAAGAACGTCTGGTATGTTGCTCCGACCTATGGGGCTGCGAAAGAAATATGCTGGAATATGCTAATCAATACCATTCCGCAAGATTACATTGCCAAGACTAACGAGACATCCCTCACGATTAAGCTGATCAACGGATCATACATCGCCTTAAAAGGGGCAGAGAAGCCAAACAATCTTCGTGGACGAGCGTTAGATTATATTGTCCTTGACGAGTTTGCAGATATGCGGCCAGAGACTTGGTACGAAGTATGTAGAGCATCATTATCTGACCGAAAAGGGGGTGCGCTTTTTATTGGTACGCCTAAAGGAAGGAATCACTTCTATGATCTGTGGGCTAGAGGCAAAGATGGCGCAGACGATTGGGAGTCTTTCCAGTATACGACTCTTGATGGCGGGAACGTACCGCAGGAAGAGATTCAAGCTGCGCGTCAAGACCTAGATGAGCGAACCTTCAAGCAAGAGTATGAGGCTGCATTCGTAACCTATTCTGGCCGCCTCTATTACGGCTTTAACCGTGAAGACTCTGTATTGGCGATTGATGACGATAGTGGTACACTCCACATTGGGATGGACTTCAACTTAGACCCCATGTCTGCCGTTATCTGTATTCGTAAAGGCGGGACGCTGATTGCCGTTGACGAGATAGTCATGTACGGGTCTAACACTGATGAAATGGTTGCGGAGATAATAGAACGCTACCCTAGACGCAATATAATTGTTTATCCAGACCCAGCATCAAGACAGCGGAAAACCTCTGCTGGTGGTCGCACAGATTTGTCGATCTTACAAAACGCAGGATTTAGCGTTAAGGCGAAGAACTCGCACGCATTGGTCAGGGATAGAATCAACGCTGTGAATAGTCGTTTACTGTCAAGTGATGGTGAGCGGCATTTGTACATCAGCCCGAAATGCAAGCAGACGATTAAGTCACTTGAAAGGCAGACATACAAAGAAGGCACAAGCATTCCCAATAAAGAAGATGGCTACGATCATATGAACGATGCCCTCGGCTACTTAGTGGAATACCTGTTCCCAGTTCGCACTGAATACGCCACACCACAACCACAAAGGTGGACTTGATGAGATTGAACGCAGATACAACGCACCCTGATTATGACAAGTACGAAGCACGCTGGGAGTTTTATGTTCGCAGCTACATGGGTGGGCAAGATTACTTTAATGGCGCATACCTCACGCGCTACATATCAGAAACAACAGATGACTATGACCGCAGACTTGATCTGACCCCCCTAGATAACCACTGTAAAAATATAGTCCATATCTACAGCAGCTTCCTTTGGCGTGTGCCGCCTACTAGAGCCTACAATAGCGCAGCCAATAACGTGGCCCTTGAACCTTTCTTAAAGGATGCTGATCTTGATGGTCGCAGCTTTAACACATTTATGCGTGAAGCTCAGATTTGGTCTAGCGTGTATGGTCATGTATGGCTAATGATGGATAAGCCTAAGTCTACAGCAGGAACAAAAGCAGAAGAGCTTGAGCAAGACATTAGACCCTATGTAACGATGTTTACTCCTGAGAATGTTCTTGACTGGAACTATTCTCGCACCCCGAGTGGTCGCTTTGAGCTTGACTATCTGAAAGTCAGAGAAAGCGTTATCCGTGTTGATGAGACCACCACAGAGACGTACTACCGCGTTTGGTACAAAGACCGAGTAGAGCAATGGCACTCAGTTAATGACCTAGATAAGATGATTGAAGTGGATGACAACGTACTGGGTCGCATCCCTGCTGTGTTCTTACCTGCTAACCGCAGTATAACGAGAGGCATTGGCCTTAGTGACATATCTGATGCGTCCTATATGCAAAGAGCTATCTATCAGGAACTATCAGAGATCGAGCAGCTAATCCGTATCTCTAACCACCCGACACTGGTTAAATCTTTTGGCACCGATGCTAGTGCAGGTGCTGGTGCGATTATCAATCTGCCTGATGATATGGACGCACAGTTAAAACCTTACCAGTTACAGCCTAGCGGTCAGAACCTAGACGCTGTTCGTGCATCGATAACCGATAAGGTGGAGTCAATCAACCGCATGAGTCACATGGGAGCAGTTCGCGGCACTGACGCTCAGGTAATGTCTGGCGTGGCTATGCAGACCGAATTTCAAATGTTGAATGCGAAGCTATCCGAGAAGGCTGACCTGCTAGAATTAGCGGAAGAGCAGCTTTGGGTGTTGTTCTGTGATTGGCAGGATGTCACACCAGATGTAGAGATATTCTACCCAGACGCATTTGACCTAAGAGACTACGACAAGGAGTTAATGTTCCTACAGCAGATGAGAGCCACAGGCGTTAAGTCTGCAACCCTTGCTATGGAGATCGACAAGAAGATCAGTGACCTAATCCTTGATGACGAGCAGTTAGCTAAAGCCCATGCAGAGATTGAAGATAAAGCATCTGTTCTTGGTGACTTCTCTGACAAGACTCAGATATATAGCTATCACATTGATGCTGGAGTGGTTACGCCTAATGAGGTTAGAGAGAAGATTGGCCTTGATGACATAGAGGGTGGAGACATCCTTATTGAGCCAAAGGAAGAAGGCTCTGATGCTTCTGGTGGTGTTGGTCAGTTCTAATGGCAGCAGACGTTGATTACGTTGAGGCGCTAAATCAGATAGCCGACAAAAACCAAAGGCAATTATCTGAGGCGCTTATAACCCTTGAGAATCGAATCACCGATTTAATGGCAACAGCGCCATTGAAAGACGGTAGCTTGTTCGATCTTGAGTGGGCTGTGAAGGCAAGGGCTGACATTAGAAAGCTGGTAGAGGATGAATACCTAGCTACTGTTGACGATATTGTTAGGCAATATGGTGGTGTAGCCTTAGACACTCAAAAGATGCTTGAGACTTATGGTTCGTTTACAAAGCTAGACCCTGAGATTATAAGGCAGCTACAGACGTTAGAGTTTCAAGGATTCCAAGAAGTTGGAACAGAGTATCTTGACGTTGTTAGCAAAGAAGTCTACCAGAACACTCTTACAGGCACTTCCTTTGCAGCTAGTATTGCGAGCGTTAAGGCGGTTCAAGGCGGCAGGTTGGCCAGCAACGCAAAGCAGTTGGTGCATGACAGCCTTATGCAGTTTGATGCAGCAGTCAACACCTCAATTGGAAAGCAGTCAGGCGCGACTAAGTGGAAGTATGTGGGCCGCATAATAGAGACCACTAGACCTTTTTGCCGAGAGCATGAGGGTCAGACCTTTACAGAAGAAGAGATTGCAAACCTGTGGGAAGGTAGCTGGGCTGGCAAGGCTTCTGGCGACCCTTTTATCGTTCGAGGCGGGTACAATTGCGGCCACCAGTTTAGACCAGTATTTGATGAAGAAGACGGCACAGAGGAAGCGGTTGCGATAGTAGCAGAGCCTGAATCTCAAGCTCCATCAGGCGCACCAGAGCTTTTAGATAAAAAAGTTGCGCTAGACCAAATATCAAAAAGCACATTGAAGGCCAACAGGCCAGTATATGATGCGTCAGATGCAAGCGGATATATTGCACTAGGGTCTAGTAAGAAATTACCGCCACACTTAGAAAAGTTGTTAGACGATAAAGGCGTTAAGGGAGAAGTATTCCCTGTTAGGTTTAAACCTTACGGGTACAAGAGAGGCACTGACGCTAACAAAACGGGAAACAAGCAATTTGGAACTATAAAAACAACAGGGATGTCCACCGAAACCCTTAGCCTGCTAGATAGCGGATTAAAAGAAATTGACGGTATTAGCAAGCAATTTAAAACACCCCCGATCAGGGGGGTTGTTCCTGTTGGGGGCAAAAGAACAACAATGGCAATGGGTGACGGTATGCTCTCAATCAATGGGTCATACTGGAATCCAATAGCCAAGCAAACATATCTACCGAAAGATAAGCTGTTAAAAAATACAAAATCATCAAGACTTGCGCTAAATAAAGCTGATGAATATTACGAAAAGATTCAGGAAGAATATCGGGCAGAGATGGACGCATTCATTCTGAAATTTCCTAATTATAGGAAAAGCGATTCGTACTTAGGCACCCCTGAATATGCTGTAGTTCAGAAAAAGGCTGCCCAATTAAAAGTTGCATCAGCAGACGCTGCCAAGGCCAGAAAGAAATGGGAAAAAGATAGAAGGCTATCAGAAGTACAGCCTGCAAGCGTTTATGTGAAGGGCGGGAATGTTGAAGATAGGCCGTGGTCAGCCAAGCAGTATCACTCTGATCCTGCTGACAAATTCCGATCTACTTTATTCCATGAGTTTGGGCATACAGTGCATCAAGAATACTGGCGGCAGGCAAGCGCGTCTGGCACCTACGCAACGCCTATAGAGAAGTATTTGAGGCAGTTGTTTTATGTAAATGGCAGAAGTGGCGCAATTAACAAAAACCTATTTTTCCCAACAAGTTACTCGCAGCATAATCCGACAGAGTGGTGGGCAGAAAACTTTAGCCTATACAACATGGGAAGGAAGGATTTAGTGGATGACAAATTATTAGCTTTAATGGATGAAATTGTAAAATCTAAAGGAAGGATTAAGGTATTTGACGGATGGGATTTTGAGATAGGAGATTACGCATGACGAAGTTTTTTATGGAAGCAGTGAGGCTTTCTCAGCAGCAGCCATTGCCTAGCGATATAATAGATCAGCTAGATAAATACTATGAAATAGTGCCAGAGGAAGAAAAGGACGATTTTCTCTGGTTGTATGAAGCGGTTGAACTAGAAACTAACTTATTGGAGATATAAAATGCCACAAGGTAAAGGTACATACGGTAGTAAGGTTGGGCGACCAAAGAAGAAGAAGAAACCAAAAAAGTAAATTTATGCTAGACTAACGATTCACCAATACTCTTTAAGAGGCACGCGACATGAGCGATGAAATCATGGAAACAGAAGCAGAGACTGAAACTGCGGCAGTAGAAACTCAGGAAAGCAAGACCTTTACTCAGGATGAACTAGACCGCATTGTTGCGGATCGTGTTGCTAGAGAGCAGCGCAAGTTCGATAAGCGACTATCTGGCGTTGACCTTGATGAAGCTAAAGACCTGTTGGCAAAAAAAGAAGCCGCAGAGTTGGAGCGACAGAAAGAGCGCGGGGAGTTCGATAAAGTCCTGAAGCAAACGGTCGAGAAGAAAGACATGGAGATACAGAGTTACAAAAGCAAGTTGCAACAGACGCTAGTAGATGGAGCGATTCTCCCTAGATCGGAAGA